CTGTGACCTCGTCACAGGAGGATTCCTCTGCGGATTGAACACCCGCGGTTGTGTTCTATACACAACTAAAAGAGGTTTGTCATGGCCATGGAATCAAACGCAAGTTCGCGCTATATGCCTCTGATCACGTACGACATCCACGGAAACGTGACGTCGTCACAAGATCAACAGCATCATGTGCGTGATTTTACGTGCAATCCCTCCCCCTGCCATAATACCGGCGGTAAAGCTCGGCACTACTCTGCTCACAAATATCAACTCATCGAAGAGATGGGTTGCGTTGGTGAACAGGTTTACGGGCAATGGGGTCGTGATCCACTTGACACTGAAAGCAAAACTCAGTGGCTTACGTGGGGGTCACGAGGCTGTTATGGCTTAGGTAGTACTTGGAATAGGTTTACATATTCTCCGTCTGTTGTTCTGCAGGAAACTGCTCGCAATAAGGCTTTGGGAAAACTGTATGACCAGATAAAAAATTCCGAGGTGAGCCTTAACACATCTGTTGGCGAAGGTCGTGAGACCTTTGAGATGCTTCATGGCATAGTAAAGAAGTTTCGGACGGAGAAATTCCGTACACTTGTGGTTTCTACCCAAGAGCTCATCCGGGCTCTAAAGAAGGATCCACGCGGTACCGTTTCTTCTGGGTGGCTTGGCTGGCAGGTTGGGTGGAAACCCTTCCTGCAAGATGTAGACAACATCTTCAGTCACTTCACCTCACTACAGACCCAACCCTACTTAGACTTCGTAGGCGCCGCTAAGGCTCGCTCGAGTGAAATCGAGAATGCCAGTAAATCTAGCGGTGGTGTTACCGAAACTTTTGTTGGTTCGTATCGCTACGAATTCGGCGTAAAGTATCGTATCACGGATCTGACCTTGTTCAACACCTGGCAGTTGGGGTTGGTCGCCAGGCCAACTCTGTTATGGGAACTCACTCGGTTGTCGTTTGTTGTCGACTACTTTGTGAATATTGGGCAGTATCTGGAAAATCTCGAGAGTAGTATTGCCGGTAACGGCTTTACTATGATCGAAGGCTTCCAAACGTATACTTCTCAGCAAACCTGGAATTCCAACTGGAATGCCAGTTCTCCCATTCCGCCATTCCCTGGAATAGGCGCGACTACTGGTGCAATCCTCATAAAGGGTTATAACAGTTGTTTTAAGCGTATAGTCAAGAAAGAGCGATCGCTCTTATATGACCTTCCCAGACCGGCAATGCCTACCTTCAAAATCCCGAAGGCGAGTGCGCAGATACTAACGTGTGCTGCCCTCCTTTCTAATCTTGTTCCTTATACAAGGAGATAATCAGTATGATTACCAATATGGCCAACCTGGCTTTGGTGGACAAGGCGGCGACGCCCGTCACTCACCAGTTCGCTCCCACTCCGATTCCCGGTACTCCGGCGCGGTGGTCTGACAAGGAACACTTCAGCGGAGTTGCCGTCGGCTTCTCCGTTGTGTCCTTCAAGATTGCCGAACCGAGTGGCGGAAACGGTCTCTATCGTGCCACGATCAACGCATCATTCCCCAAGGTCGATGTATCCGTCCCGAACAAACCCGTGCTCATCAGCACGACTCGGTTCAAAGGCGAGTTCACATTCCCTGTGGAACTTTCACTCCAGGAGCGAAAGGATGTCGTCAATCTGATCTACACTTCGTTGGCTCAAGGCTCTGCGAGCACACTCGGCGATAACATCGCCGAACTGTCGCTACCTTACTGACGAAGGCAGGCAATCACTATGTTTAATTCGACATACTTGGAGAGCATCGCTCTCTTATGTGAAGGCCTGGGCACGGACGTATCTAAGAAGGCTTCTGAGCTAATCCGCTCTGATCGCCATCTCGAACTGCTTCAACTCGAGATCTCGTTCTTAGACTACGATATTAACGAAGTCGAACGTTTTCGGAACGACTATCTGGCTATCGAAATCCTTTCGAAGTATAAAGGGTTGAACGTCAGTATCGATCGAAAGCAAGTAGCACTCGACAGTTTTGCAGCTGCCGAGTTAGTTTGCAAAGCCACAAACGACCGCCTCACCACCTTCTCTAGCCCGGAATGGGCACGCTGGGCGCCAGTGATCTCACTGGCGCAGCGAAAAATCGAGGGTTGTATTGGGACGCGTCCGAAAATGGCCAAGCTGCTTGATCGTTTTAGGTGGGGTAAGGGGTCGACCTTTTCCGTCAAGGGAGAGGCCGTCCGCTTAGACTATAAGCTTCGTGAGAAGCAAATCAGTGTTACCCCGGGGGCTTTGCCGTACCTACGTGCGGCGATGGCTACAGATTACGCATGGCTTCGCGCCCGCGGTCTGAACGCCGAAGGACCGGTCTCACTGTTACAACGCACCGATTTTCAGATGGTGCGCGGCAGTCGTGGGATAACGGTACCAAAAAACGCGAAAACCGACAGATTTATCGCTGCCGAGCCTAGTGGGAACGTGTTCCTGCAGCTTGGTGTCGGTAACTTACTCCGTCGGTGCCTCCATCGCGTAGGTGTTAATCTTGATGATCAACGTGAAAATCAGGATCTTGCGAAAGTAGCTCTGGACCATGGTCTCGCGACTGTGGACCTTAAGGCTGCTTCGGACACCATTGCATGGGAGTTAGTATGGCTACTGCTCCCTCTGCCATGGGCTGAGTGCCTCGCGGCACTACGCTCGAACGAGATGCTAATTGGTGGAAAGTGGCACACGCTGGAAAAGTTCTCCAGCATGGGCAACGGCTTTACCTTTGAGCTAGAGTCCTTGATTTTCTGGGCTCTAACTGAGGCTTTACTTCAGTATCGTTCCGAGGCAGGCATCGTCTCTGTTTACGGCGATGATATCATATGTCCTTCAAGTCTAGTGCCTGAGCTTATCCAGCTCTTTACTTACGTCGGTTTCACAACTAACGCTAAGAAATCGCATTATCGCGGTTATTTTCGCGAATCATGTGGTAAACACTATTTTGGAGGTAAAGATGTTACGCCGATATATCAGAAGGAAATTCCTGAGCAGGGCGATAAAAGCACGCTTTACAGCTGCCGTAATCGCTTGTTCTATCATGCTCTGGACCGATGTTCCCTGGGTAAAACTGGGGTTGCTCTTGCTGACCGATCTTTCCGAAAAGCAGTAAAAAAGCTCGACGGATCGATAGAACAGCTCGGCGACATCGACTATTGTCCTATTGTCCTTCACAGTGAGTGGCATGGGTTCTTCAGAAACAACGATATCAAGCTCGATTGGGAATTCAATCCCATCTTCGATTTCGGTCTCGCAGTGGACGAACGACGTATACCAGAGCGCTGTGGAGGTTTTAGGGGCAATGTTTTCCGATACCGGGGGTGGAACGAAGCTTGGGTCTACAAAGGCCTACAGTGGAAGTCCACGAAGTTCCCTGGGAAGCACGATGCGTTGTTAGCAATCTCGCTACGTTACGGCGCGAGCGTGGTCTTCGACGGCCACGTAACACGCCGGGACGTGGGTCGACATGCAGTTGCAAAGCATGTCTTCCCAAAACCGGGTAACCTGCAATGGATCTAGTTAGCAACTAGGTACATTGATGGGAGTCTTTCGACTTTAAATGGGTGAATGCGTAAGCTCCAC